GTCTTGCACAGGCCCCACGGCGTCCACGAGTTTGACCCACCTGCCGCCGCGATGTTCATGGTGCCCGACAAGGCCACGGGGCTTTGCGCGGTGTCCCGAATCAGCAGGGTCGTCGCGGCAGAACCTATGACGGGGCACAGGGCCAGGAGTATCGCGCCTCGCACAGCTACCGCTGCCGTGTGCAAGGCTTGGCTCTGACTGGCCGTGATGGCGATGGCCGTGTACGTCAGATCAGCCGGAGTCTTGCCGTAAAACGCCAAGAGGCTGTTCATGTCTTGAACCGGGTTGCCCATCATGTCTGTATCTCCTGTGTGGCTTCTTGGACCTCGACGGTGACGGCCTCTGTGACTCGCCGCACCAGTTCAACTTCCGCGCGCGTGAATCCGACGTGGACCTCGCAGGCTCGCTTGAGCTTCTGCCAGTCCTGTTCGTTCAGCAGAATGGACTGGTCGGGGCAGTCCAGGATGGCCTTGGCGATCTCCTGCATCTGCATTAGCGCCGTGCCGTTCAGTTGAAGCTCCGGCACAAAGCAGAGGGCCGACAGGGAACCCCGCACGTCGTATTGGGGGTGCCCGCCGCCGGGGATGACAATGTGGTTCAGCGGGTAGTCGGCGAGGTCGAGTTTGCGTGCCTGCATGGTTCGGTTCCTTTGTGTCTGGTTAGGCGATGGTGCCCAGTTGGAGGTAGGTCGGGCCGGTGACGCCCGCGATCTTGACGAGCATCTTGTGCGTCTTGGTGAAGTTGCCACTTGCAGAAGTCGTCAGGAATCCGGCCACATCCTCAAAGTTGATGAAGTTGGCCATGCCCGCGCCCTGGTAGACGGTGAACAATCCGTCGATGATGGCACCTGACGAGGGGTTGGCGTTGTTGGAGAACCGGGCCATGTACTGACCGCCGCTGGACACGACATCGCAATGGGCGTCCACCCACAGCGTCCAGGTACGAGCCAGCACGTCCACGCCGGTCGGGTGGTCGCTGCACCCGTACAGGGCTGTGTTGATGCAGGTCGTCCCGGCCTGCACCGCCGAGGGCTGCGTGTAGGCTTGAATGGCCTGCAAGCCGCTCGCGGCTGCGATCCCGCTGGAGGCCGACACGTTCAGGCCCACGGAGCAGGCGGTCGCGTCGTTGGCGTGGGCGGCTGAACACTTCATGCGAATCTGGAGGCCCCAGGCCGTCCCGGTCGTGGCGGTGGACTCCATCATGAACTTGAGGCCCACCCTCTCGGCCGTGGTGCCCAACTGAATCCAGTCACCCGATTCGCCGAACTTGATGATCCCGTTGACGACGTTCGGGTCCGAATCGACGCAGAACTTCCAAGTCGATCCGATGTACTCGCGGTTATATCGTGGCATGTTGAGGCTCCTTGTGAAAACAAAGGGGGCGCGAACTCGCTAGAATCCGCGCCCCGATTCGGCTAGTAGTCGCCGAGGTTGACCCAGGTGATGGTGACGTTGCCGGTGGCTCCCAGGATGGAAGTCTCGTCCGTTTCCGCGTCGTCGATGGCGACGCTGAGCCAGATCGGGACTGCCGTGGTCGTGCCATCAATCCGGTTTGCTGCTGCACTGTCCAACAAACATGCACCAACGGCTGTAGACAGTGAATTGGCGGATGTGGCTGTTGAGGGAATGATGTTAATGTCCGTCGCATCGGTCAGGTCGCCGTCAGTACATCCACCGGCTATTGTGCCGATTGCCCAGTCGCCATCAGCAGTATTCGCCAGGTTGCCTGCGGTGGATATGATTGGGAACGCCAAGGAGGCGGTAGCGCCTAGGATTAAAATTTGGCCTTGGGGGAAAGTACCCAACTGTACAGCACCAAACCCGACGCCAGTTGCGCCGACGATGGTGACTGGCGTGGCGTCCAGATTGAACGTGGTGACGTGCAGGTTGGCCGCTCCGCGTTCGTCAATGCCGATGGTGGCGGCAATCGCGGCGGTGGCATTGGGAGTCAGGGGACCGTCCATAGTAGCTGAACGAGGCATGTGAAGCTCCTTGAACTATCCGGGCAAGCCGGATGGTTGGTGGTTAGAGGCTGGTGTCGCCGGGCGTCAGGCCGAAGTTGCCTGCCGTCGCCAGCGGCATGGTGGACTTGTCCGCCAAGGCGTTGAAGTCCGTGTTGGCGATGCGAATGAGGACCGCCGCGATGTTGGGACAGGTCGGACCTGCCTTGTCTCGCACGTCCTTAATCAGTGCGCTCTTCGTCGCGTACACGGGGTAGCTCGCCAGTTGGTATTCATTGGCCATGTGATGCTCCTTGAAAGGTCCACGGGGGGCCGGGAGGATGAGGAACCAGCCCCCACGCGCGGACCCGTTACAGTTAACCGCTCAGGGCGATCTCGCCGCAGGCGCAGGGGCGAATCCACTTCGCGCCCAGCCAGAGCTTCGCGCCCATGAACCAGGCGTTCTTCCACGTCACCCACTCCGGGTTGACCGGGCGAACACCGCCCAGGGCCGTGATCTCGCCCACCGCGTCCTTGCCAGCGATGGCGAGAACGGCGGTTGTGTAGTTGGTCACGCTGGCGTGCAGGCCGCCGGACGTGCCGCCCGTGGCGTCGGCCGCGTTGTTGACCCGATACTGGGAGGGCAGTGCCAGATTGGCCGTACTCGTCTCGGTGCCCGCCGGCATCCGGTTGGTCTGCTCGATGGCGAAGCCCTCGACGAACAGCAGGCTCCGGGTCAGCATGTCGTTGGTCCCCTGGTAGTCGCGGGAAACCAACGTCTTGTCCTGACGCAGAACGCGGTGCATGGCCGGGCTGAGGAAGGCCACCCGACCATCCTTGCCGCAGTTCTTCTCGTCGAACGCCTGAGCCAGTTTGGCCAGGTCATTCTGGAGCGACAGCGAACCCGTCAGACTGGCCGGGTAGTTGGTCGTGAGGACGGTCGTGCTGGTGGTCGTGTCGCTGTAGACGATGGTGCCGGCCGGGAAGGTGTCGGCAACCGGGGAGCCAGACGCGGGACGACTCGCCTGCCGTGCGCCGATGGAGATCATGCGCAGCAGCCGGTCCTCTTCCAGATACGCCAGGGCCTTGCCGTGCGCCTCGCCGTAGGCCGCCGTGATGTCGAAGTGACGAATGAAGTCATCCGTCAGGGACTCCCAGCGGTCGGATTCCATTTCCTTGAGGTCCAGGGCGACCGTTCGGAACTCCATCTCAGGCTGATTGGCCCCGGTGCGGTCCACGCCGGGATCGACATCGGAGGCAGTCGCCATCGCGGAGCCGGGGAACTGGAACGTGGAACCGCCGGTGATCGGCAGCTTCCAGACGTGCTTGGCGGCAACCATCTCATCAAAATACGACTTGATGATGCTGCCGCCGTACTGGGTCAGGGCACCGGCAATCTCGTCGCCCGTGCCGTAGTTCTGTAGCGAATGTTGAAGTACAACGCTCATGGTCCAACTCCTTGTGCTAGTTTGGAACGTCTATGCGTCGCACGCAGAGTTGTGCTGAGGCCCGTGGGTCCACGGGGGATTGTGCCGTGGGCGTTCAGGCTCGTTGGCGACTGAATGGCTGGGGGCGGGGCACCGTGCTTACCGCCCCCGCCAGGAACCGATGACTCGGTTAGTGGGGCGGGAGAGTGTGAATGGGCTGGGAGGCTACCATGCGGGCCACATGCTTCTTGTGGGCCTCGCTGCTCTTGGAGGCTTCGATGGAGCCCTTGTAGAAGTCCTGTTGAGTGGCGTAGCCGGTTGCGCCGCCGCCCCCCTGGCCCGATCCCTCGATCATGGGTTTGGCCTGGCCCGCCTTGATGGCCATGTTGTAGTGGCCCTGAATCTCCAGCACGGCCCCAAATAGCGTCACGGGATTAGCAAGACGGCGGTTGAGGTCGCCCTTGAGGGCTTCGGGCAGGCCCTTGGCGAACGTCAGCAGGGTGTCGAGTTGCTGTTGCCCGCCGGCCAGGCTACGGGCCTCGCCGACCGCCTTGTCCACGGCCTGCTGCTGAGCCAGGGCGATCCCGCCGATGGTGTCCTGCACCATCTTCTTGCCGTAGCCGAGCTTCTTGAAGGCTTCGTACTGCTCAGGGGACAGGTCGCCCTTCTCCTTGATGGTAGCGGCCAGGGCCTCCTGCGTGAATCCGGCCTTCTGGATCACCGCGTCCAAGCCCGCCTCGTCGTCGATGGCGGGGGGCGCGTCTGTGATGGAGAGTGCGGCCTTGGGCGTTCGGAGTTTTCCCTCAAGCTCCCTGGTCGAGTCGGCCCACTTCTTGATCGAAGTGTCCAGGTTGCCGTCCCAGAACTTCTCTGGCATGTCGGCGGGTCGCTGGGGCGTCTCGACGGCTGGCGTTTCGATTGCTGCGATTGGTTCCTCTGGCATGGTCGGTTCCTTTGGAAAAGCGGTGGTAAAAGCGCGCAGAAAGCGCGCAAGCGGCGGGATCAGGCATTTCTCTCTGCCTCTAAGCTCGCTACTAGGCGCGGGAGAGACTCGCGCGCCTCCTTTTCGGTATTGACGAAGGTGTCATGTTGCCTGTGCCGCACAACATCACGGGCCAGGGCTTGCCAGCAGTTCATGCCCCTGGGCCAGTGCAGTACCTCCGTGATGATGCGGTTACGCATTGCCCGTCTGCTTGAGGTCCGCCTGCTGCTGGGCGGCACGCTGCTCGATGACGCTCCCCACGGTCTTGACGAACTGCTTGCCCGCCTCCGGCATGGCGGCCTGCATCATCTTCTGTTGGAGTTCGGCCTGGACTTTCTCGGCGGTCTTGATGAGACCCGACGTGTCGATCCCCCGGTACTGGAAGATGCGGTCCACCAGCACCTGCACGTCGATCCGGTCCAGCGCGCCCTGAATCGGGGCCAGCAACTGGATCGCGCCCACCAGCTTGTCCAACTCGAAGCTCTTGGCCAGGGCCGCCGAGCCGGTCAGCACGTCGATCTTCATCGCCTTGCCGGTCCCAGCGGGCAGCGGGGCGATGATCTTGTCCCGCTCCAGTTGGTAGAGCAGACGGGCCAGGTAGGGCTTCTGCGATTCGTCGGCGATGTGGGCGTAAGGTCCGCCCAAGGCCCCGTCGAGTTCCTGGGCGATCCGGCCCACGGCGTAGGCCGTCACCCGTTCGCCCTTGGGCATGGAGGCGGTCTCCATGAGCATCGACCGGCCCAGCCGTTGCTCGATGGCCTGGGCACCCTGGAAGGCCAGGCCGAAGTCGGCGTTCTTGTTGGTCTGGAGACAGGCTGCGCCTTGGACAACCCCTTGGACGACCCGACCTGCGGTGACGGCACCGTTGGGTTTCAGTAGATCGGACTGGCGCAGGTAGGGTTCGGAGGTATCGACAACCCACAGCATCTTCGCGGCATTGGCCATTCCGAAGATCAGGGATTGCCATAGTGAGTTGGACGATTTGAGGTCCGGGAACCGTGTGGCAATGAACCCGCGCGCGTAGTCCTCGCCGGGGCACAGGCGATACCCGACACAGTTGTAGGGGCTGACGGGTTCCTCGCTGCCCTCGTTGTCGTACAGGATCGCCTCGTTGACCTCCTGAGTGATCCGCCAAGCGAAGTCCTCGTCACCGTCTCCGGTGCGGACCCGCTCGCAAAGCGTGAACAGGTCCACGTCGTCCTTGTCGCCGGACTTGATCTTGGCCTTTGACCGATCTTCCGGCGTCAGTTCGATGGGGGCCTTCTTCTCCCGCGTGATCGTCCACAGGAGAGTCCCGCCGCCCGATCGCTTGCACACCCAGTTGTCGAATCGGAAGTACCGCAGGCTGTAGTCGCGGGCCATCCGGGTCAGACCGTTGCCGCAGATCAACAGGCTCTCGGTCTCGGCGCGCTTGGCGAGCCGGTAGTTG